CTAGCGTGAGCTGGTCGTCGCCCCTCTGCTATTTTGCAGAGGACGTAAGCCCCGTGCCCGTGCAGTACTAGCGTCCGCCGTGTCCCTTGTGTCCGGGTGTCCATCGTGTCCATTAGGGTGCGAAGCGCCCGAGCACCCAAGGCACGTAAGTGCCGCATCTTAGTTCTTTGACATGTTGTTTCCGTTCCTGTTTTATTTTTCCCGCCGTAAGGCGGTCGCACATGAAAAATTAAATATTACATTTGTTCCGCCTATTGATTGGGCGGGTTGTCTTCTCTGACGTCCTGTTCCGGCCTTCGCTGTCCGTTCCGTCGTGGTCATGCGAACAACGGTGCTAATGCCGGCTTAGCGTACCTCAATGGTAACAATGCGGTCTCGAACGCTAACGTGAACTGGTCGTCGCCCCTAGGATACGCCGCTGATTTATTCAGTAAGAAAAAGTGGAGGAGAGACCCTGTCACTGGACAAAAAATCAAGGCTAAGGGTATAGTCCCGGTAGGTTGATAAACCGACGGCTCATGACCCGATGGCGATTGCAGACACTGGACACTAAAAGACACTTGGGACACCATGAGGAGAAAAGGTGACTTTTCCGGGGATATAGCCCGGAAGGATAATTATTTTAAGGCTTTCGATCATGCCAGCAAGAACAAGCATGGCAAAAAGGCCATAATAAAGTTCGAGGCGGACTTGGAAAAGAACCTTTCCGATCTCCTATACTCTTTTGAAAACGGGACGTTCGTAACCTCCCCGTATCGTTTCATGACCGTCCATGAGCCGAAAAAACGTCTTATCGGGATGCTCCCTTTCCCGGATCATGTCCAGCACTGGGCGATGCTCAATGAGGTGGAGGATTATTTTACGAGATCCTTCTCCGCGTATACCTACGGAGGGGTGAAAGGACGCGGTCCCCACGCCTACATGAGGATGATCCGGAAGGTCTTGAGAAAATATCCGGAACGTACCACCGACTATCTCCTGTGCGATATCCACCACTTCTATCCGACCGTCAATCACCCGGTACTGAAAAGCCAGCTCAGGACACGTATCAAGGATAATCATTTATTGCGAAGGCTTGATGAGATCATCGATAGCGTCGAGGGGGATACCGGTATGTTCCCCGGCACGAAGCTGGCGCAGTTCTTCTCGCTTGTCTATCTGTATCTTTTCGATCACGATTTGAAGCGGTGCTTCCATGTCGGGGAATGCCCGGCTTTGGTTGAGTACTACACGAAAAGGTATATCGAGGAAAGTATCGCGACGGCCAAAACAGAACATGATTATGAGGAGTTATCCAAAGGGATCCAATATCTCTCGGACAGGTTCAAGGGATATCTGAACCGTCTGGATTTCTGCTACCGTCTCGCCGATGATGTCCTGATACTGCATGAGGACACCGTATTCTTGCACCTTGTCATCGAGTGGATCGGTCTTTATTACGCTAACGAGCTTAGGATCGGTCTTAACCCGAGATGGAAGATCGGGCACGTGACGGACGGTGTCGATACGGGGGGATACGTGCATTTCCCGGATCACGTCCGTGTCCGGAAACGTAACAAGGTGGCTCTCTGCCGCCAGATAGCGAGATTGAGAAAGAAGGGTTTGCCGGACGAGGAGATAAGGAAGATGGCCTCTTCCCGTATAGGCTTCATCCAACACGCTGATACGAGTAATCTATTAAATAAATTAGGAATGGAAACACCAAGGAAAAGACTGGGACAGGTGATAAGGAATAAAAAAAGTCCGTGGGAGGATCTCCCGGCCGACCGGAAAATGAGATTCGAGGATATACTTTATGATACCCGGATACCGGAGGACCGGAGAGGCCCCGAGGAGGACAGGCTGATCGAGTTGATCGATTATAAGATTGAGGATAGCAAGATCGAGAGAAACGAGGACGGCACGCCAAAGAAGTGCCTCGCCATACGTTTCCGATGGAAAGGCGAGGAGCGTTACGCTTTCACCGGTTCCGCCGTCTTGATTGATCAGGCGCTCACGGACTTCTCTCACGAGGACTTGCCGGTGGATACCGTGATAAAGGTGCTCACCAACAAGTTCGGTAAGAAATTTTTCAGGTTCACTTGACCCGTTGGGATCGCTCTTGGCCGATCCTTCCGGGTCGGCTAAAAAACATTTAAATATATGGAGACAAGAGCGATTTACACGGAGAGAAAGACATTCGTAAAATACGATGACAACCATTACCTGCTATACCTGAACGAGGAGGTCTTGGAGAACCACGTTCCGGAGGGCCACGGGGGCGAACCGGAACCGGAGCCTTGCACGGCTTACGCCTATACCGGCACGTGCGAGGATGGCGGCACGCTGGTCGAGGCTACTTCCGCAAGTTATGACAGTCTCGTGTCCGGATTGATCCGGAGAGAGTATTCCGCCGATCGGGTAGAGGCGATAACGCTGAATAAATTGAGCTCGGATAATGAGAGAAAGGCCGAGTTTGAGGCCGAGTTCGCCTGTCTGGAACGTTACCGTAACGACTGCAAGGCGAGGGTACGTGCCTTGCTGGGTATGCCCGAAAGCGTCTCGAACACCCTTTAAATACCGTTCGAGATGCGTATCTATGATAAGACGGGCGAGGTATTGCTTGACATCCCGGTGGACGATGACAGCTATCGTTACCGGGCGATAGCGCAAGCGAAGAAGGTGGAGCTGCGTTACTCCCTAGTGGATCACGTGGAGCTGCCCACCGGGACGTATATCGAGTACCAGGGGGAAAGGTACACGCTGTGGTACCCTTCGGATTTCAAGAAGGAGGGCACGAGGGTATTCGACTATACCGTCACCTTCGGCGGCAACGAGGAGATCCTGAAAAAATATAAGTACAAGCTGCTGGCGGACAAGCCGTACAAGCTCAAGTTCGTCATGACGGCCACGCCGGGGATGTTCATGGAACTGCTGGTGGACAACTTGAATCTTTATGATTCCGGCTGGACGGTCGGCACGGTGATCGAGGCCCCGGAGAAACTGTTGTCGTTCAACCATGAGAAATGCTGGGCTGTATTGGGGCGTTTGGCCGAGGAGTTCGACACGGAGTTCGAGATCGTCGGAAAGACAGTTCACTTGCGCAAGGTGGAGTACTTCAAGGATGCCCCGGTCGCTCTCAGCTATGGCAAGGGAAACGGTTTCCTTCCGGGTGTAGGTCGTGCGAACCAAGGCGACAACCTCCCCGTGGAGATATTGTACGTGCAAGGCGGTGAGCGGAATATCGATTACTCGGCCTATGGCAGCCAGACCTTGCTGCTCCCCAAGTCGCAGGAGCTTTCCTATCAAGGCAGACGCTACAAGACCGACAAGGACGGGATGTATGTCACTCGTGCGGACAGGCCCCTTTCCTCTTATAATGAGGACAGCTACGATGCCAGCGATATATATCCATCCAGGGTTGGCACGGTGAGCGAGACCGACACGGAGCCGGGCGAGGACACGGACGGGAACGATGTCACGTTCTACAACTTCTATGACTCATCGGTTCCCGCCAACCTCAATTTCGAGGATTGCCTAATCGCCGGTCAGACCATGACGGTTATTTTCCAGACAGGCCGTCTGGCGGGCCGTGAGTTCGACGTAAAGTACATACATGACGGTCGTAAGTTCGAGATCGTACCGGCTGAGCAGGACGGCATGGATCTTCCCAACTCGTCCCTGTATCCGGAGGTGGGAGACAAGTACGCCGTCTTTAACATATCCCTTCCCACAGCCTACGTATGCGACAACGCCGCCAAGACCGGGGCGAGCTGGGACATGTTCCGGGAGGCGGTACGCTACCTGTACGAGCGTGAGGAGCGGCAATTCACATTCAGCGGAGAGCTGGACGGCATATGGGCCAAGAAGAATTGGTTGGCGATCGGCGCCAAGCTGGTACCCGGCGGTTATGTCGATTTCAGCGATCCCCAGTTCCAGCCGGACGGTATCCTGATCCGGGTCACCGGGGTGAGGGATCACATTAATAGGCCCCACAGTCCGGAGCTTGAGCTATCCAACACGCCGGTAGGCGGTTTCCTGTCCGATGAGCTGGGCAAGCTGGAGAGCGAGGAGGTGACGAACGAGACACGACACAAGCAGGCCGTATCGTTCACCCTTCGCCGTTGGCGTGACGCGGTGGAGATGCAGGGGATGCTGGAGAGAGCGTTCAAGGATTACGGCAAGGGGCAGGCGATGTCGTGGCTTCGCACCATGTCGGTATTGGTGGGACATGAGTCGTTGCAGTTCCGTTTCGTCAACCGTATTCCCACGGAGGACGGACAGGCGGTCACCGAGGTGGATCACGCCTTCACGTATGACCAGCGGAAACGTACGCTTGCCACCCCCTCCGGGATCTTGCAGCACATGACGTTGGGGATAGACTCGCTCGCCCCCTCCCACAAGGTGACGGAGTACAGGTATTGGAACGTGGCGGCTTATACGTCTCCCTATCTAGGTGATGACACGGAGGCCATGTACCTGTACGCCCGCTGCGCCAAGTCGGGATCGTCCGGCTCTTTCCTTCTCAGCAAGGAGCCGAGGGACTTGGATGACGGCTCGTATTACAATCTCCTTTGCGGGGCCTTGAGTACAGAGGTGGACGGCCAGCGCAGTTTCTCCACGCTTTACGGCTTCAGCGAGATCGGCCCGGGCTGGATGCGGCTGAACAAGATCATCAACACGGACGGCACGCAATACTGGGACATGCTCTCCAAGGCGTTCCGGATCGGCGATGACAACGCTTTCCTCTCATATGACCAGCGAGACGGTCTCGTGTTGAAAGGCAGTATCTACCAATCGCCCTCCGGCGAGATCGATTATCCGGAGGTGGACCGGGGCGCTTACTCCGACAAACTCGTTTATTATCCCGGTGACAAGGTCTCCTACGAAGGCAACGTCTATAAATGTATCTCCGAGACCACTCCCGGCACCGATCCTGCGAACACTAGGTTCTGGAAAGAGCTGGTCGTGAAGGGCGAGGACGGCAAGCCTGGAGCGAACGGATCGGACGGAAGGGACGGGATCGATGGGATGGACGGTGCGCAAGGGCCCCGTGGCGATCGTGGCCCCCGCTGCACCTACCGTGGCGATTACAGTGACGGTATAACCTACAACGGTAGCTCCTTGATAACGGATATTGTATCTATAAAGCAAAGCGATGGCACCCGCAAGTACTACGTGGCGAAGGTGAATGATAACGAGCCTACCTTCATCGATGTCAGCCCTAAGGCGTGGAACGGCTCCGCCTACTGGGACACCTTCGGGGCGAACTTCTCCAGCGTGGCGACCGATTTGCTGATGGCACGGAAGATAGCTGCCTCGGAGATTGATGTAGATAACCTCTACGTTACCAGTTTGGCTGCCGTGAGGGGGACGATAGGAGGATTTACCGTATCAAAAAACCAGATAAACTCGAACGTTTATGGCACGGAAGGTAACTATCAGCATTCGTTTTATATAGATTCTGGTAAAGGTGAGATCGGAATAGATGGATCTTCAATCGTGACGTATAAGTTGAGTGGAGGATATAAGTATGGGGACGATTCCGCATGCCTGTACATTCGAAGGGACTTGCAACATACCAAGATGGAGGGACCTAGGCATGCGATAACGGTAAAAGCAATTACGGCTAATGACGTAGATACCATGGTTGAGCTAGAATGTGAGTCATCGACACAGGATTCCATGACATTCTTACATTGTAAGCACGGCTCTAGGGATATACATGTAGGCACCAAATATTTCTCGAACGACTCTCCCGGAATTTGGAGGACCACCTTGAGGCTGGACTTGATGCCATCGGTGACGCAGGTAAATACGGAATCCACCTCCGGGACGAGGTATAATGTTAAGTGGGACTCCGCTACCGGACTTCTTTATATAGAATAACAAAAAAAATACGACAAAAGATGAAGATGAATTTGACATTGAAAGACAGGGCTATAATACTTCATATCGTATTACCCCAGTATGATACACGCAAGAATATTGGCTTGAAGATTTCTATCTCTGGGAAAATAGCGTTATCAATCGTAGAGCGTGATAGCATGATATACACCGAGCTAGGCGGAGGAGAATATTCGATCTCGTTCAAGGGAACGGATGCCATGACAGGTGTCAAGTCCTTTGATTTCACGGACGATGAGTTGTGGTACCTGAAACAGCGGGTGGATTACCTTG